ATTTCATCTATTTTTTTTTTGCTTTAGCTTGAATAATCAGGGGAAATAATTGGAGGATTCCTTCTGCTCCAATCTTGGTCAATTCTTTATCATCCATTCCTGTGCATAATTGGACTACTTTTCCTGCTCTAATGCATAAGTCCTTATCCAAATTCCTAGAATGTTCTAGTAATAAATCATTAAATTTAAGGTCATCCCAAACATTTAGCTCCTTGAGTTCAATATCTTGGGATTTTATAACCTTATCCCCATCCTTAATTTCTAATTTTATTTTATCCATTAAGCTGTTTTAATACTTACTATTGTAGATGTTTCATCAGTTCCACTATACATACCCCTGAAATTAAAAGTAGTATTCCAAGCAGGGTCTCCTGTGGATGTTGATGCTGATTCAATCATAGCAGTAGGTAAAGAAAAACCTATATCTGTATCAGCTACTGCTATAGCCTTACCTGTAGAGTCATTCATCTCTACTGCATCTGACTGAGCATCTCTTTTACAAGTTATTGAACCTGTTACCTCATATCCACCTATGGAATATCCTGAAGGTAATCCATTGGCTACATCAAAAGCAGTTACTGATACTGACCTTGATATATCTACACTAAAATCACTCATTAAAACATCCCCTGAATCTATAGTATGAACATCAACATCATGAAAATTTAATGGAGTTCCTAATGTGTCTGTAATGCTCCCTGATGTATCAGCAGGAGAGTCATGAGTTGCCTCTGTTGGATTATATGCAGTCATAAATTTAGCTGAACATTTTAAAACACCTCCATCACTTAATCCATAATTAAAACTCAATCCTGTGCATAAACATGATTTATAGATTAAATCTTTAGCCCCATCATGTCCTGCTTTTTCAAAATGTAAAGTAATAGGAACTGCATTAGCTACCCCATGCTCATATTTTTTAACAGAAGGCAAAGCACCTGTCAGAGCATTTGTCCCATCTCCTACTCCATATAATGCAGTAGTTATCCGATTTATAGCTGAAGGACTACCATTAAATTGTAACTCAATCTCAAAAGTTTGTTTGTCCTTTGAATGTTTAGCCTGATGAGTTCCTTGTCCTAATATTCCTGACCTCTGAGGTGCTATCTCTAGTGGTGCAGTATTTTCTGAAATAGTAAAATCTGTGCAGTCAATAGTGTGCCAAGTTCCATCAGCAGGAGAACAAGCTGTCCCCATTGTTACCTCAGTCCCTATATTGACAATCACATCAGATTTAACCTGATAATTATTACTTATTGCCATTTGTTATATCTCCCTTATTTTGTATATAAATGATTGCAAGTTACATTTAAATCTATTATTTGTAATTCTTCATTATCTTCATTTTCAGTATCTGAAATAAAGTAGTCAATGCTATCCACAGACAAATTATGATAATTGCCACTACTTTGGATATTATCAAAGAGTAATTTTTTAACCCTGTCAGTCCTGCCTTTAGCATAAATCTCTCCATCCTTTGTATATTTTTCCTGAAGATAATATCTAATTAAAACCTCATACTCTAACATCTCTGATTTATTTGTATATTGTAGAATGTTAGTTGATTGAGTTGAAATTCTGATGGATTCATTTCCACCCTGTTTCATATATTGGGATGCTATATATACATTCCTAAATTCATCATCAAGTAAATTCCTGATAGCTTTTTCTACTTTATCATAAGTTATTTTTTCAAATTCTAAAGTCATTATCTATACAACCCCACACTATAAGCATTAGTATTAGTTTCAACCATTCCCTCATTCCTTACAATAATATCCCATTCATCATCTACTGCCATAGCAGAACCTTCAAACCTTGCATATATACCACCTATAACATTCTGTAGAGTTCCTGATATAGTTATTGAGCTATTAGTAGTCCCATATAATTGGTCAGAACCATAGGTTTGAACAGAACAAATAGCAGTCCCATAAGCCCCTAGAGTTGTGCATTTTATTTTAATTCTATCATATTTTTCACCAAGCCATGAGCCATGAGTTTCAACTAATTTCATAGTCCCTGTATTAGTTATCTCAACTATATCTCCTGATGAGTCAGTTTTATCTATTTCAAAAGCTAATTTTATAGCACCTGAATTAATCCTATCTGCCAAACCTGTTCCCTCAGCATTAGTAACCTGAGAATATAATTGCTCTGCATATTCTATATCTTTAGTCTGAACCATATATGAGGCAGTTAATAAAGCATTAGCTCTAATGAGTGGATAATCATATTCTGATGTAGATGCACCATCTAAAAATACAGGAGGTATAGGTCTTGGGAATCTTCCATCTAATAATGAACTAAGCTCCTGAGCTCCATTAACAAGCATCCTATCTACATAGGTCTTATAATCTTCCCCTGATTCAATTATTAAATCATCATTAGGATTTTTATAAGCCCACATTATTAGCCTATTTTTATGCTCATCATAAAACCAAGTATAATTCTCCCCATTTATATCAATAACATCTGATGTAGCAGGTATAGAAACAGCCTGAGATGTTGCATGATATTGTGGTTCAGTATTTAAAACACCTCTAACCACATCAACCCTAGAGCCTGAAACTTTATAGATTAACATATATTCAGTCCCAATTTTAATAATCCTACCTACTGCAAAATCTACATGAGTATCTGACATTGTGATGCTTGTTTCACTAATACTAATTGTCTCTGTAGTTGTTTCACCTGTAACTGATGATGCAGAAATATCATCAACCTGTAATTTACCATCTAATTCTTTACCATTCTCATATAGGTTAGTAATTACCCCACAATCATTAGATACATATAAAGATTCACCTGTTTCAATTAGTTCAAAATTTCTGATAATTTCTTTAGAATCATAGGAATCAATATCAGGTAAAATATCCTGTAAATCTCTTTGACTTGCATATTTAAATGTAGTGTTAGCCATTTTTTATCCCTTTAGTTAATATATTTTGCTGTTTTTCAGCATCCTCTTTAGTTGGGAATTTAGCTATCTCAACCTTATCAATTACTAAAACCCAATCCCCTCCATATTGTATAATATAGCTATCCAAGTTTTCCTCTTACTGATTTCCATAGTTTATCATCTAATTTATTTTTAGATGATTTAACTAAATAATCACCCAAAGCAACTAATAAAGTCTTAATCATTTTCTCAGTAAATATTGTTTTAATTATTATTCCTAATAAAGTAGGCATTTATTTTCTCCTGTATTTTTTTATTAAATCAGTAATCCAAATTTTTAAGGCTATATATATAACCCATAAAGGGATAGCTATAATAAACCCTGAAACAAATGAAAAAAATAATCTACTCAAATCCAAATTTATCTCTCCTGTTCCAATATTTAATCCTTGCTTTCTCCTCTATACAATTATCATCTATTCCATCTCTTTTCAATATCCATTGTCCTCTATCAGAATTATAGTAAAATTCATCTTTATCCCATTTACATATTAATCCAACATTCTCATCATCCTCTGCATAATATGGATATGAGCAATTAATAGTCTCACTAATTCCCCACATAATTAAAACTGATGTTATATATTCAATCATTTTTTAGGCTTCCCACCTTTACCCCATATAATATCACCATTTCCTGAAACCATTTTAGAATGTTTGTTTTGAATCCTAACAGATTTATCATCTAATATTATTTCCTTAGAACTATCTTCCATCATATTATTTATTAATGTTTTACATATTTCAACCATTGGGTCAGGTTTATCTGCTCCTGATAGAGATGATAAAATAGTTATTAATGATATAACAACAGAACTAACCACACCTGAGATAACTGCTAAACTCTCTGCTGATAAAGTCTGTGCTGAGTAAATCAAACTTAATATACATAATAGAATCACAGGCAAAGCACCTAATGACACAACATACATAGCCTTATCTTTAAGAATCCTCTGAGCTAATAATCTATCAGCTTTTTTTTTGTCAATTTGTTTAGGACTTAATTCAGGCACTAATCATATCCCCCCATAGACTTGTTTTACCATTAATTATTTCAACTATTTCTATTTTAAAATCACCATTTTTAAACCAATCTACTATAGCAAAAGCATGATTCCAATTATGTAGATTCCCTCTTAACCATTTATTTTTTTCACTACTCATATCTTTTAAACAACCTAAACTCCAAGCTGATTGAGTTCCACCCAATCCTGTCTCAGTAAATCTCTGAAGGTCATGAGTATGTCCATAAATTATATTTTCTTTATATGCTGATAAATGCTTTTTAGCATGATGGATAGGGATATAATCTCCATGAGTAAAATTCAGCTTTCCTATTTTTAGCTTTTTAGTTGATACATATTCCCAATATTTATAACCTCTGTCATTTAATTTAAGAGCCTCCTGAGTCATATACTTGGGGAGATATGGATGCTTAGTAACAAAGTTATCAAGCCATAGTTCATGATTCCCCTGAATAAAATGCCTCTCCTTACAACCCACTCTATTTAAATGTCTATCTATAATATCCATTCCTTCATTTACTTTTTTAACCTCTTTATCTAACATAGGGATTAATATCTCTAATGGAGGTCTCTCTCTATCCCTCCAATAATGATTACTAAATAATTCCCATTCACCTGTATCACCTAAATCTATGTAGGTATCAGGTTTCACTTTGTCTATTGCTTGACATACTATATCAATAGCTTTTTTATCATGCAGAGGGAAATGTTTATCAGGAGTAACTATTGCTCTCTGAGTAATCACTTAATCTCTTTATTTATTTTTATTAATATATATATCAATGTCATTAATGAAACTAATGCACTCATAATAGGAGGGATATACTCAGTCCAATGTAATGCACTCCCTACTATTCCTATTCCTGCTGTTTTTAATGTATCTACCAATTTTGAGCCTTTACTATGTTAGATAATTTTATAGCTCTATTAGGTGTCTGTTTAGCCCATAAACTATCAAGCATTTCAGCAGATGCTTTGTCCCATCTCTTACCTTCTAAATGAGCTATAGCTTTTTTAAACTTACTAAACCCATTTAACCCTAATTGAAAAACCATCTCATAAACTACATCCTGAACAGGCTCAGGCATATATTTCATCCATTTAAATTTATCATCTACCTTGTTCATTAAGTGAGCCAATTTTCTCTCTAATATTATATCAGCAATATCCCTATCTAATATCAAATCCTTAACAGCAAATCCATATCCAATAGTATCCACCCCTGCTGTGCATTTGTAAACCCTATCTCTAAATCCTTCTGACTCCTTAACTGCTTCTAATAATTTATCCATCTATTCAGTTCCTCCTGATTCAAATGTATTTGATTGTCTTGCAGATGGGGAAATCCATGATGCTCCCCTTGTGTTACTCCTATTATATACACTTATTGGAGTATCAGGAGTATCCTCAATCCACATACTAAATAATGCAACAGCATTATTTATATCATAATGGTAAAACTCCCTATTAGACCTCCCTGTGTCAGGGTATTCTACCATTAAACTACTCTGAAATTCCTCATAATCAGTATTTAACTGCTCAACTATCCCAACAATCTGAGGAGCAGAATCAAAACTTTGATAACTCTTAACATTAGCAGATTGATTGTAATCTCCATTATTTGAGGATAAATCAAAGGTTGCTCCATTATTATAGACCTTTGCAATATTACTACTATCTAATTTAGTATCCCAAATACAGACCTCATCAATTTTGCATTGACCATAGTAATCAAACTCACAATAAGGGAAGGCTTTAGTAACTGTATCTTCATTAGGTGGTGTATAGTCAAACTCCCAAAAGCCTAATAAATAACCTGTAGTTACTTGCTTATTTACATCCTGATTTATATTATCAGGAAAATGAGATGCAGTTATTGATTCATTAAAAAGAACTTCCCCATTAACATATATTACAATAGATTGTCCTGCCATGTCAAAAGTAACTATCCAATGATTCCATTCATTAGGGTTGTATCCTGTAATGATATTTTCTATTGTGTCTGTGCTATAATAAGCATCACTTTCCTCAGGTGAATCACCACCAGTAATAAGCCTTAACTTTCCATCATTACTAAATCCTATAGATAAAAAATTATTATAAGCATCATCACCTGTTAAATCGCATCCATTATAACCATGAATAACACCTGCTCCTTCATCAAATACCTCAGGCAATCCATAACTTAATAATGTTGTTCCACTTGATGGATTTTTTAACCAAGCTGAAAAAGTCCAATCATCTGCTAAATAATCTGAATCATCAGTTATTTTAGGGACAACCCCATATGTTTGCATTTGACAATGTGTGTTGACATAATCAGGCTCAGGGGATGGTGTTTCTGCTGTTCTAACATCATTTAACTTAGCTGAACTTAACATTACATTTCCTGCTGTATCCCTAGCTGTTATCCATATATCATAAAGAGTATCTTGTGTCAATCCATCAAAAGTTAAAGAGACAATTTCATTCCCATCAATCCCTGTAACATTATCAGCACTAGCTATAGTAACAGAACCATAGTCATCCTGATTTATTACCTGAGCAGGTGTAGGTGCTCCTGCATTGTAAGGAACACACAATCCAAATATATCACCTGACTCATTAATTCTAGTGCTTACTATTATATGAGTTTCAGCAGGTTCATTCTCCATCCAAATTGAAAAACCATTATCAGGGACAAACTCAGGAGGAGTTGTATCAGCAGGAGGGTCAGGTGCATCCTCTGATAAAGTAGCTCCTGTTATTTGAGAATAAACTACTGAGGACTCATTAGGAGTATGTTCATCATCCTCAAATGTTAAATATAAATCATAAGATGTTCCTGTTGATAATCCTGTAAATAGTATAAAATTCTCTCCCTGACCCATTGGAATATTTAATCTTTTAAATCCTGCTCCAAGTGTTGTTCCACTAGCATCTTGACCTGCTCTAATTTGAGTAGTAGTAGGTTCATCTGCACCATCAGACAATAAAACACAATCATATTGACCTGCCTCATTAGGAGTAAATTTATATTTCAAGGCTGTAGTGGTTACCCCCTCATCTACTACAGATAATCCTGAGTTCATTACAGGAGGATAGGTGTCCTCACCTGATACTCCATTCCATTGTTGGATTCCACCTGCAATAGTATTACCATTAAAATATCTTTTCATTCTATCATTTAAAGATAATATCTGACCATTCTCCTCAGTTCCTGCTGTTCCAAATTCATTGAATAAAGCATCATTTAAAGAGCCTTTATTATTAGCCCATGCACTATTTAAATAATCTTTCATCTGACCATTCAAGTCATTCCCTCCTGATGTATCATGGTCAAATCCTTGTTTTAGCTTGTCATTTACTGACATAAAATCTCCTTAGTTATAGGGGGGAATAAATCCCCCCCATATTCCAATAAAAAAAGATTGATTAATCTTTTTTATATAATACCATTATTCCATGAGAGTCCTGTCCTTCTTGGACATCATAGAAACCTGATGCAACTACTTCCCATGCACCTTTTGTAGCATTTCTTTGTTGCTCAACTCTTAACAATCCCTGAGCTCCAATACCACAAACAACTGCACTCTTACCAAATAGCCCTGCTTTAACATCATTCCCTGCTTCTATTACACCCTCAGATGAAAATACTTTAGTCAATCCAATTTGAGTAACAAAGCCTGTTGATGCATATTCATTAGCAGGAGTTGTTGAATTTAAGCCTGTGTTACTTGTATCAAGTAATAAAGGTCTCAACCCATTAGTTCCCCATATTCCACCTGCATTAGATACAAATGAATAAGGAGCAGATGCTCCTGATGACTTAACTGCTTTCATCCCTGCAAAAAATACAGCTAAACTCAAAGCAGTATTTGTTGTCCCTACATCAGTTCCACCATTTAAATTAGGAAATAATGCACAAACATCAGCATCAAATTTCTGAGCTACAGCATTTCCTAAAACAGAACCAATAGAACTAACTACCCCTGCACCACCTACAGATGCCTCATCTGATAGTGTTGTATGAATACCCTTTCTTGAAGGAGTGCAGACTTGAGTTGATGCAGTTACCCCAAAATCAGTCCCTGCAGTATTTTCTGACCCATCTGCATCACTATGAGCAGGTTGATTATAGATTGGAAAATTAACATTCCCTGCACCCTGTGGAGCTTGTGCTGATGTTATTAATGGAAGGCATACATTTACATCATTAAAGTTATAAACTGCCTCCCCTTGAATTGTGGCTATTGCCTTTGATATATTAGTTACTGCTGTTGCCATTTAAATCTCACTTTCATGTTTTAATTTTTTAAAATCAACACCTGAAAACATGAGTTTCCTTGACTTTATTCTTTTTCCCTCTTGATTTCTTGTGGCTCTTTCTTCCATTTCATCAATCACTACATCATAATCCACCTGCTGTCCCTTATAAAAGCCTATAGGCTCTCCTTCAGGGGATATTGATTCACCTAAGGTCTTATCCTTATTTAAATCAGTTCCAAATGGTCTGAATGTTTTAGATTGCTCTTTTATTTTAGCCATACTATTCAGATGGTTTAAAGAAATCCATCAAATTCTTCTTTTTATGTTCCTTATAGCCTTGAGGATTTTTTAATGCCAATTCCTCAGGAGTTTCATAACCCCCAAATCTCCCTGCTTTAGCATTACTTACAGGAGTAGGTTTATTAGCATTAAAATCATTGACTATATTCTGTAATGTTTTCAGGTCAGTTGACCCATAATTTTCTCTAATATTTTCAGGCAATTTAGTCAAGTAATCATTTCTCATCATCCCTTCCATCTCATTATATTTAACCTCATATTGTTGAGCCTTGTCATACTTACCTTTATATTCATTAGCTAAATCTTTCCATTTTTCCTGTTCTTCCATTTGTTTCAGTTTCTGCATTTCTTGTTGTTTTTTTAATTTAGCATTTTCATCCTCACTTGCCTGAGCTCTTTGTCTATACTTTTTGCTTTCTGCAATAAAACTAGCCACCTCCTGAGCTGTATATGTGGTAGTTTTTTCCTTGCTATCAGTTGCAACCTCTTGTCCATCTTGGACTTTATTTTCTTCAGACATTCTGTCTCCTATTTTGTTTTAAAAATATCTTTAATTATGTGCATCAGACTGAGGGGATATAGGAATGAACCTAATAAAATCCCCACTATATCAGTCTGACCTGTCCTAAGGATATCTCTTTGCTCACTTGAAAAAATCCAAGTAAATAAGCATCCTACATAACCTGTAAAATATATCCATAATAAAACCTTCACATCTTCACCTTGATAGTCTGAGTCTTATTATAAACCTTATCAATTCCTTTACCAAACATCCTCCTCACTTGCTTGGTAGCATAATTCTGTAAATCTTTAGATATAGGGTCTTTTTTAGTTGTTATCTCTCTCCCCATATCAGCATTGTGCTGAACTCTCTCAGCAAAAGAACCTGTCCACCCTATTTTAACTGATTCTCTATTAGCACCTCTAACCTGTAAATCTCTCAACATATCTCCTGATAATTGTAAATCAGGAGTTCCTGAATAAAATGATTGACCTTTAATTTTTCCTGCAACTTTTCTGTCTTTATATTGCTGACTATATTTTTTAAACTGACCTGATGAGCCTTTCCCTTCCTTAGTTCTCTGCCTAATTCTCTCAGATAATTCCTCACCAAGTTTTATCCATTGACTTTTAGTTGGTCTAATATCTTTGCTCATACCTGAACACCTCTAGCAGTTACAGGATTAAATGATGGCTTTTTATCTATAAATTTCTTAGCTTTTTTATCATCTAATTTGACCTGACTTGTAACCATAGTCCATCTATGCCTACAATTAAATCCACCCCCATCTGTAAATGTTGATGGATAAGCACTATCTATCTCAGCCTTAGTCATCTCTCCTGCACCTACCATATCTAAACATATATCCCTAGTCCTCTCATCCACTACTCCCTGATAATAATACTTAGTATCCTCAGGCATAGATTCAGCCATTAATTCAGTAACCTGCCTAGAATAGCTGTTTAATGATGTATTAGCTAAGGTCTTGGCTTGGTCTGACCTTAGAACACCCCCAAATCCTTCCAAAATGCCCTGTTTTAGCTCGTTTTCTGTAGCCCCTGCTATAACACCCCTAGCAAGTTGTTGTTTGAGTGTATTCGCTAAATTCTTAGACTCACCTAAAAAGTATGATTTATCTATATTTACTAAAGCCTGTAATGATTCCTCAGTTACTGCACCAAATCCATTTAGATTTTCTAAGACTTTAGTATATACTCCTGAGAGTTTTTCTATATCTCCTGATAGATTTAAATCATTTAATATAAAGCTCTCTATATCTATACCATCTAAAACTCTGATGATTTCCCCCTTAGTATATCCCTGATTTTTTAAATCTAATACCTGATTAACTAAAGCTAATTGAACTCTCTCAATAGCAGAGGCAAACTGATTTGATGCTCCATCTATTATATTATCTAATTTACTCAACAGGCTTTCCTAATGCTTGTAATAATCCATTACCATTAGCAGGAGCAGGACTATTTAATTCTTTATTTTTAATTATTAATTCCTCAGCATCCTCTTTAGTAAGCTCTGCATCTTTGCTCATTAAGTAGTCAATAGGTGATGCAAGGTTGTGAGAGAATAGCCAATCCCATTTATTTCTCTCATTTTCAGGGTCAGGAAACTCAATCTCAGTAAAGTTAATAAACATACTATCAGGCAGATTGATACCCATCTCTGTGAGAGCAATTTGTCTCTCAATATTATATATCTGTTTTTCAAGTTGCCTAAATTTCTCAACTGAGTCCTCTCTTGATTCCATCAATTCTAAATTATTTAATTTAATAGCTACACCTGACTGACTACCATTAACACCCCAATCAAATGATAAATGATGATTAGTAGATAATAATGTTAATTGGTCTTTTATAGCCTCTATAGATGCCTGAATATTAGTCTGAGGATTTACTGAATACATATTCCCATCTTCTATTACTGATAGCTTATTTAATCCTATCTGAATATTATTAGCATCCACTCTACCATTACAGGCTAAGATACCATCAGACATCCTGAGTTTAAATGCTAATTGTGTTAGTTGTTGGTCTATCTGCTTATTAGTTTGAGCAATATCAAATCCCTCACCTGTAGTCCAAAAGTTATCTATAGCATCATTATGAATAAATATAAATGGTAATACTCCATATGGATTTACTCCATCATTATTCCCATCAGGTGTAGTTATTTTGCCTTTCCAATCAAATATAAAATGCTCAGTATCAGACCAATAGACATACTTCATATCCCTAGTATCACCCCTTGAGCCATCAGGATGCCCTAAACAATAAACAATCCCAATAGGATTAATATAATCATCATCACTAAATATAGGCTCAAATTCTAAAACAGGCTCATATTCAAATGCTGTCCCATTCCATTTAATCCTAACTGCTATAGTCCCTAATAGATTGTGAATCCTCTCAATCTTTTTTAATTTGTAATCCTTCTGTCCTATCAATTCAGGATACCTATCTGATTCTAATGTTCTATTAGGAGTGTTCTTATATACTAGGCTAATCCTATCTATCAATCTCTTAGTCAGTTTGGTTGTATATATATCAACCTCATTATTGATTGAGCCTGTAAACTTATCCTCTATATACTTGCCTGTATTGTCATAGGTGTAGTAATCAATAGCCATAGTTCTCTCTTTAAAGAATTTGTCTATAATATCTGCTTTATATTTCTTTAATGATTCCTGAATAACTTGTCCTGCACTACTAAATATTATCATAAGCTGAATGTCCTTGTCATTGGAGGTCTTACAGGATGTCTATAATGCAGACCATAGGTAGCAGAATCTAAAGCATGAGTCCTCCTGATGTCTGACTTATCTATTCCTCCATTTTTATCCCTACCACATAATTCTAAATCCTTTATTAACTCTATACATTTAGGGTCAATAGTCATTTTAATTCTCCCTGTAGCATCTTTTAACTTGAAATTTAATGCACTAATTCTATCCCTGTGAGATGGTGCTTTCTTTTGAGCTATAACATTAAATCCATAAGCTCTTAATATATCAAAATCTGACTCAGATGAGGTTGTGCTTCTAGCTGTTCCTGATGGGTCAGGATATATATCTGTAATATCTTTCCATTTCTTCTTCATAACTCTAGCCATTTCATCTGTGTTACTATTAGTCAATCTAATCTCATCATAATAGTGGAGAGTCCCATCAGAATATTCACACACAGCACAGGCACTCATATAATCTACATTAAAGTCTATACCTGCCCATTTATAATGACCATACTGATTAGCCTTCTTAACATGGGAATCCCTCTCAAAGTTATATGCTACTCTATTTCCTGCTGATTCAAATGTAGCCTCAAATTCCTGTTTAAATGTTCTCTCATCCATTGTCCTCTTAGCTTTCATTATTTCAGACTCAGGGACAAAGCCACCATCAATAGTCTTAAACTGCCATGATTTCCAATCCTTATCCTGCTCCTGACCTTTAAGAAATATATCATAGAAATGATTATGACCATCAGGAGTCCCAATAAATAAAGCAGATGAGTTAGGTGTATCTACTAATGATGGATAGATAATTTCTTCCCATACATTAGGCTTCATAAAAGCATACTCATCTAATACCACTCTGCTCAGGCTAACACCTCTAAGACTATCCTCATTATCAGCACCCTTTATAGATACCTCAGCACCATTATTAAACTTAATAGATAAATCTGATTCATTAATTTTTAAGTGAGGTCTCCCACCAAGTAATTGCTTCAGGAGTGGAAATATCACCATCCTTCCCTGTCTGTATGTAGGCATAATAATCCACCTTCTCTCCCCCTGCTTTAACGACCCATTCAATAAATACAGAAGGCTCAGAGTTGTCTTCCCAAATCTCCTCCCTGCCACTATACATTTCCATCTGCTCTGATGATTCAGGATATTCCTGATATTCTTGTTCACATTCAATTTCATCAATTAGATTCAATGCCCTCAATATCAAGGACTTTAATTGGTTCAATCTCTTGGGTTTGGACTCTTTCAATAGCTTTCCCCTCTGTTCTATCTGCTATAAATTGGACTGCCCATGCTTTCCCTTCTATAGCATATTTAAATACTCTCCTTAATACTACATCTAACTTAGTATGCTCACCATCTGATGTCCCTGATTCTTCCCCAATCTTTTTCAATATATCAGGAATAGATAATGTCCCCTTAGGTCTGCCCTTCCCTACAGATGCAGTATTCCCTGCAACAAATTGACCTTTGCTATTCCGATTAGCTCCGTTTTTATTCGGATTCATATAATTCTGCCTTCTTTCCTGTAAATTCTTCCCATCTCTTAACTATTACATCACAATAATGAGGGTCTAATTCCATACCATAACACTTTCTATTAGTCTTTTCACAAGCTATTAATGTTGAGCCTGAACCAAGAAATGGGTCTAATACTATTTTAGAATCAATTTTTTTTAATACCCATAGAAACAAATCAACAGGCTTTTGAGTTGGATGGAATCTATTTTTCTTTTCTGATGCTTGTTTATATTTCCTAACAACACCTTTTAAATTACTCCAAGCTAATTCACAATCCATTTGGTCACTTCCACCATTATTCTTATCCCAAACAAACCAAGATGCTGAATCAGGTAATACAGATGAATAATAATTAGCACCAAACCAAACCTGTGGAATATTTTTATTTAATATTTTATAAGATTCTTTTGCAACATTATTGTCATTATCATTTTTAATATCTTTATACTTATCTTTTAAAACCCCTGAATTTTTTACAGCATCCATTCCATAGGGAGGGTCAGTAACAATAGAGCTATAATCATTAGGCAATTTATCCATATCTTTTAATACATCACCACATAACAATCTATGCTCACCCAATATCCATAAATCACCTAATTTAGTAACTGCTTCTTCTACCTCAGGGATTTCATCATCATCAATATTCCCCTCTTTATCTTCATCAGGTGCAAAGCCTACTAATTCATCATCACTAAATCCCCAATCAACTAAGTCCTCAGAATCAAAATTATTAGCTAAAGTATCATAATCCCATTCTCCTGTGTTCTTATTAAGCCTAATATTTAGCTCTCTCTCTTGGTCATAAGTAAGATTTACCTCTACACATGGGATTTTATTTATTCCTAAGTCTTTAGATATTCTTAACCTTTGATGTCCTCCCACTAGGATATTCTTCCTGTCCTTATGGGTATTAACAATTAAAGGGTCAACTAAACCAAACCTCTTAACTGAATCTTTTAATTGAGAGTATTGGTCTTTAGTGAGCTGTCTAGGATTGTATTCAGCTACAATTAGCTCATCAGATGGATAATATTTTGTCTGTATTTTTTTATTCATTTATTAAGGTTAGCTAACCATTAAATAGTTTATTTTCTTAACCTATACCTGATGAATTACTTTTTTATAGGTTTGAGGATTAAACTATTCCCTATATATATAAGGCTAGGTTTGAGGTGTTTTTTGCATATTATTTTGATTTTATTAAAAAAATAGACTCAAATTTGCGATATATGGAGAGATTATGGGTTAGGTAAGGGTAACATATACCCCTATTAATAAAGATTCCTTATTTTAATTAATGCTTTCTTTCTCTCCCTACTTACCTGAGATTGACTGATAGTTTTTTTTAATAGTATTGATATTTGTTTTAATGTATAGCCTTTAAATGTAAGTTCTATAATTGTGATTTGTTTTTTGTTTAGGTAGGATTTTAGGTAGCTCCATTCTAATTCCCAATCATTATCAGAGACACCTATAGCCTGTAAGAGTCTATTTTTAAATTCATAGTCCCTGACAGGCTCTTGACTCTCAGCTTTCTGAAAGTCAATTAAAGTAACTTTTTTATTCCAATCTATTGATGGCAATATTATCTAAGAAATCATCATAATCAATTAACATAAATGCTCTCCCACTATCCTCTCTGAAGCATACTGCATCAGCACCCTCAGGAATCTGTAAGAATGATGCTATCTTTTTTCTCCTCTTACATTGAATATCCCAATCACCTACAACAATATCAACCTCAGATGATTTCCCTAATGACCTCCCATCACTAGCATAAGCTCTCTGACTCTCTATCCCTTTAGCTTTAGCCTTATTTACACATTCCCTCTCAAATCCATTCCCTTTAACCTTAGATGAGTTCATCTTCTGCTCCTGACTCTTTATTGAATAAATAAATCAAATCCTGCAACTGCTTATCACTTGGACTATTTATTCCATAGAGATGTTTACCATCAGCAGAGTTTAGCTTTTGTAAAGGCTCATTTTTATAATACAAGCCTAATCCTGCATTATTTAAAAAGACATTTAAGACTCTCTTAATACAATCATATTATCTCCTGTTTATTTTAT